CGTAACGTCCGGCCGTACCGGACTTGCGGGTCCCGACCTCGACGGCCTCCTGAATTTCGCGGGGGGGCCTGGGGGGGTAGATCAACACCGACACCCACTGCTCTTGTGGGTGACCTCCAACAGAAAGCGAGACGAGATGAGCGAACCCCAGGACGAACCAGACCGGACCTACTTTACGGGCGACAGAAGCAACTACCGGGCGCTGCTCGACTACTACAACAGCGCCCAGGTGAACGAGCACGTGAGCGCCGACGCGCTCCTCATCGCCGCCGCGATCCGCGTCGGACTGGCGGAGCAGGCAATCGAGCTATCGAGCATCGCGGGCTTCGGAGTCGATCAAGCGACCCGGCGCAAAGCGAGCTAGCCACGGGGTCGGGGGTGTCCCCCGTAGCGCTGAAGTCAACCCCCCGACCGCGCTTCCTTATGCGGCGGCGCCGGCGCCCGTCAACCCCGGGGCGCTGGCGTCGCCCCCCACCGCGAGGTAAGCCCACCGTCTACCCCGGCTGGTGAGGGCGCGACCCCGGCCGCACCGAGACTCGAGTGTTGGCGCCGCGGCGTGCGCGAGCTCGCCGCCACCGCGTAGGGCAGCTCTACTGGGGACGAGTCCCCAGACCCCGGACTCATTCACCCCATTCGGGTCATAGCGGCTCTGAGCGTCGTTTGGCAATCTGATCCGGTCAGTGGACGCGCCCGGGGGGGTGCCGTCGTATCGGACCCCCCCGAATGCGCACCCGCGTACCGATACTCGTCACCCTCGCCGTCGCGCTCCTAGTCACCGGAGCAGCGAGCGCCTCCACCGCAGCCCCGCTCACCTGGGCCACAGCCTGCTCGGCGGACCTCGACGTCGCGACCTGCGAGCGCGCAACCTTCATCGCCAACAAGCTCGACGACCCCGCACCCGTCGCAAGCTCGGCGGTCTCCCTGGACGACAGCGCGAGCAATCGTCTCGACCTCGCGTGGTGGGGAGAGTGGGCCATCGTCGGGGTCCTCCTGGCGCTACTCGTAGCCCCGGCCTGGCGCGCCGTCTTCCCCTGGGGCAAGTCCGGGGGTGCGGTATGAGCGTTCACCTCGCAGCGCTCCTGGCCGCGCTCGCGCTCGCCGGTTACATGGCGGAGGGCATCCTGTCGCACGCGCTCGGCCCGAACCGCGACCTCTCCGGCAATTGCTGGGGCGACAACCCCTCCTTCATCTGCGGCGGCGGCGTCTGATGCTCACGCTCGATGACGGCGTCCAGCTGGCCTTCTCCTTCTTCGCCGTGGGCCTGTTCCTGCTCACGATCGGCGACTTCTTCCTCGGCTCTATCGAGTGGCTCAGGCGGTTCCTGGGCCGATGAGCCTCAAGTGTCCAGATGGGCTTAGCGGCCGCCCAAGAGTGTCGCCGGAAGGAACGAGACACATGCTCTCTTCCATCAAGACCCGCCTGATGGTCGGCGGCGGAACTGCGGTCGTGGCCCTGATGGCCGCCGTCCCCGCGTTCGCCGTCGGGCCCACGGTGCCTACCGTCGATCCCTCGGCCTACGGCGACACGCTGCTCAGCAACATCGGTACGCAGCTTGCCGCTGTGCTGCCGTACGCGGCCGCGTTCACCGCGTTCGCCATCGGCGTCGGGTTCATCAAGGGCTGGATCGGCCGCCGCAAGGCGACCTCCGTCAGCCGGTAACCCGGAATGCGCAAGGCAGGTCTCGCACTCCTCCTCACCGCCACGGCCTCGGCCCTGGTGCTCGGAGTCACTGCGGGGCCTGCCTCCGCGCTCTACAGCCCCACCACCGCCCCCTACACCCAGACGGCGAACAACACCGCGCTCGTCAACACGATCAACACCACCGACACCCCCTCGGCCCTCGCCAACGGCTCCGGCGTCCCCCCCCGGCTACCCGGGATCGCGACGGCAGCCGAAGACGCCGCCTTCTACGACGCCGAAGTCGCCGCAGGCGCCGCCCCGGCCCTCTCAACGCTCGGGACCGTCGCGCTCGGACTCGCCGCCTTCAGCATCGGCTGGCAGATCGGGACCGGGATCAACCACTACTTCCACATCTCCGGCAGCGTCGGCACCGTCCCGAACACGTCGGGCGAACTAGGCGGCGCGAAGTGGCTCTACACGACCGACCTGCAAGGCGTGCTCGGGTCGAGCTACAGCGCGGCCGGTCACAACCCTGGCTGGTACCTCCAGACGACCTCCTGCAACAAGTTCTACGAAAACACCGGCTCCTGGGCCTCGTTCGGATGCGGTCAGGGGGTAAGCGCCCCGATGATCGCGGCCGGTCGGGCGGCGGGGGCAACGGAGGGCACCTTCTCCGGCGCGGGTGTCGAGCACGCCTACTGGATGAGTCCGGGGCAGATGCGCGGGGCGCTCACGATCACACCAGAGTCGAGCACCGCCTACGCGGCGGAAGCCCACCAGATCGGCCCGACCACGCACACGCAGACGACCACCGCCACGACCGCGCAGGCAGCGCTCGGCAATCCCGTCGCGTCGGTCAGCGGCGGCGTCTACCACGACGGCGGCGGCGCCGTCCTGACCCCGGAGAAGGTGCAGACCCAGCTCGACGTGAACTGCAAACTCGACGTGACCTATTGCGCCGGAGGGGCGAACGACCCCTTCGGGAGCGGCGCCCCGCTGGCGTCGACCCTGACAATGCCCGACTGCGTCGGACTCATTGTCTCGGCCTGCGACGCCGCCCTGGCCGCGCTCGGGTTCACCGGCACAACCACCTACACCGACCTCGGCCTCTCCGGCGCCGTCGTCACCAAACCCGCCGGTGCCGTCGTCACGCAGGCCAGCGCGTTCGGCTCCACCGTGCCGACCACCGGGACGCTCACGTTCACCCGCAACCCGACCACGATGCCGGTCCTGCTGCCCCAGCCGCTCCTAAACGAGACCTACGACGACTATCTCGCCCGGCTGGTGACGCTCGGCTGGCTCGGGGTCGCGGTCCCGCTCGACCTCACCGACGCGACAGCGGAGACCCAGCTCGGCCCCAGCGCCCCGGTCCGGATCACCGTCACCACCACGGTCGGAACGCAGACGCTCTCCCCGCTCGCCTGGCCTGCGACCGCCCCGCGCATCAACCCGACGGCCGGTCTCAGCATCGCCCGCAACCCCGCCACCGTGGCCCCGGCGACCTCGGGTCCTCCCCCGCCTGGTGCCGGTGGTGGCGGCGGCGGCTCCTGCTCCTGCCCCCCGCTCGACCTCACGCCAATCACCGGCGCCTCGGTCGGCTCCAAGTTCCCGTTCGGCCTCTTCACCTGGGTCACGCACGCAATCGGGATCTTCGATGTCTCCCCGACGACCCCGGAGGTTCACTTCCCGGTTCACCTCGGGAGCACCTCGGTTCACTCGTTCGCGGACGACGACTTCTACGTCAACCTCGGCTTCTTCGACGGCTACATGTCGACGATGCGGCTGCTGCTCACGTTCTTCATGTGGGCCGCCGCGATCTGGTTCGTGGCGGCGAAGTTCCTCAAGGTCGACTGGGCCGGTGAACCCGGCGACGGGACGGACGAGCTGCTGTGATCGCGCTCCTGCAACAGATCGTGGACCTGTTCGTCTGCTGGGTCGAGACGGCCGTGATGACCGTCCTCAACCTGGTGATCGTCGCCCTCGGCGCGGCGGTCTCCGCGCTGGCGCTCCTGATGCCGACGATGCCCGACTTCCCCGCCACCCCCGGCCCCCTGGCGGATGTCCTGGGCTGGATCGCCTGGTTCTTCCCGGTGCACCAGATGGTGCTGATGTTCGCGTTCTTCCTGAGCGCGTGGCTGCTCTGGTTCGCCCTGTCCATCGTGCTCCGCTGGGCCAAGGCGATCGGATGAAAGTCGGCGGCGGCCTCAACTACGTCACCGGGCCGATGGGGTCAGGGAAGTCGCTGTTTGGCGTGCGGAAGATCGTGCAGGCGACCCTCCAGGGCCAGTACGCGATCACCAACGTGCGGCTGTACGACGACTGGGCCGAACGGGTCGCCCGGCACTACTTCTGGTACTGCCTGCCCGCAACCCGACGGAACGTCGCCGCCAAGCTGCGGGCGCACTACATCTTTGAAGAGGACCTCCAGAAGGCAATGCGCTACCGCGTCCCCGGCAAGGGCGAAGCGCGCGCGGTGTTCGTCTGGGACGAGGGCCACAACGACCTCAACAACCGCGACTGGCGCAAAGACGGGCGCGACGACATCCTCAAATGGGCCACGCAGCTGCGGAAGCTCGGGTTCGTCGGCTACCTGCTCAGCCAGCACGCCGACAACACCGACGCCGCCCTTCGCCGGGTCGCCAACTTCCACATCCGGCTCCAGAACCAGCGCGAACAACAGCGCGTCCTGGGGCTACGGCTCACCCCGTGGCCGTTGTTCCTCGCCTTCTGGGTCCCGGCGCACCTGGGCCAACAAGGCGCCCGTGTCGCCCCGGTCAAGCTGGAGCGCTACTTCCTCTCCTGGCACCGCAAGCTCTACGACACCTGGGGCCTGTTCCACGGCCTCAGCGACGGCGACCTGGCCGGGTCCGACGTCGAGTTGCTACCGGAAGGGGGACGGCTCACTGACGAGTCAGTAGGCCGTCCCCTCCCCGGGAAATCGCGCGGCCGAGAAGGACATCCGGGCGGGGTGCCAAACTCGGGTAAACCTACGGCGGCAAGCGTTCTCCGCGCTCCCACCGCGTGACTCCAAGGAGATGAGCCTTGAAGCAGTCCAAGTCTAACCCGGACAGTCGGAAGCCAAAGCCCAAGGTAGAGCGGGACCGCTCGATGCGGGCCTACCAGCGCAACCCTCGGGCACTCTCGACCAACCCCCGCGATGCCCAGGCGTAGCGGCCTCAGCAAGCGACGCCGCCCGTTCCGGCGCCCGCGCCCGTCCGGGACCGTGACGGGGCTTCTGCCCTGGTACGTCGAGTACGGGGCGCCCTGCCCCTTCTGCCCCGGGACAAGCAACCTCCACCGGGGCTACTGCATCACGCTCGTCAGGGGCCGCAAGACGACGTAACCCCCTCTCACAGCGGACGGCCCCGGCAACAACCTCTCCCCTCGCCCGGGAGAGCAACGAGCGTCAGAAGCCTAGTCTTGGCCTCCCCGGGATCAAGGCTAGAACCCTCCCGGCACAGCGTGGGGATGAGGCGCCCGTAACGTCCGGCCGTACCGGACTTGCGGGTCCCGACCTCGACGGCCTCCTGAATTTCGCGGGGGGGCCTGGGGGGGTAGATCAACACCGACACCCACTGCTCTTGTGGGTGACCT